TATATGGCAAAGGAAAAGATTTTTTCACTCAAGGTATTCCAAGTGCTTTGAAAGGTGAAAGTCAGTTTGATACTTCACAGGCAAGAGATCCTTTTTCAAGTGGAGCAGATGCAACAGGAGGAGCTTTTGTAGGCCCCACCTTTAATGATCAAAAAATTAATCCTAATCGTTTAGACAGTATTTTTCCTCCAAGTAAAATGGATGATCAAACTTTTGAAAACGAAGTTATGAAATATTTAAGTAATACAAATATTAATGATTATAGAGCAGATAATGTGGGACTACCAAGTCTATTAGACTTATATAATTTTAGTCAAAATCCTCAAATAAACACTAACATGGGCAACTTTAGATTGGACAATGCCTTTACAGGAGATCCAAGAATTGGATACAGTAATACTGTTATGATTAATGGTGTTCCTGTTGATTTAAGTGCTAATATAGGAAAAGGTGGTAATCTTGGTTTTGGTGCAAGTTTAATGTTTAAAGACGGTGGGACCGTAGACAAATATAGTGGTTTAGGATATAAACTTAGATAGAAAGAAGGAGTAAAACTTATGATTAAAATAACTGATGAGCTAAAGGCTCGAGTCACTTCTGCGGAGGGAATAGTTGATCATGTCTATTTAGATAGTTTAGGTAAAGCCACTATCGGGATAGGTCATCTTATAAAGCCACACGAAAAAGAGAGATTTCCTGAGGGAAAAAAGATTTCTAGAGAAGAGATAGATGAACTGTTTGATTTAGACATAAATAGAGCAGCAGCAGGAGCTGACCTATTGATAGAAGAAAAAGTTGGTCACGATTTGCCTACCCACATAGAACATGTAATCGTTGAAATGGTTTTCCAGTTAGGAACCCAAGGTGTTCGAAACTTCTCCAAGATGTGGAAAAATATGAGAGTCAAGAAATGGAAAGAAGCAGCTGAAGAAATGAAAGATTCTAGGTGGCATAAACAGACCACTAACAGATGTGAGCATTTGGCTGAAATAGTAGCTAATACTTAAAGAGTTCTTCTGACGTGATTTGGTAGTGTTCCGTCCATTTTAAATTGAACGTAAGCTCCGTGCCAATCTTTCTTGTACTCAGTTTGTAACCATTGTTTGACAGCTCTATCAGCGTCATGCTCTAAGGTAAAAAAGTTTGATAGTGTTTTTAAAATTTTGATCATTATATTCTCCTATTCGATAGAGAACATACATTTATCTTTTAATTTTAGATTTGTTTTTATGAGACTTCAGGTGCTCCTCTATTGCATCCCAAACTTCTACGTTAGACCAATGATTTAAAACAGCTTTCGATATATCTTCGTGAAGAACTTTCAACATTTTAATATCCATTTTAACAGGTGTTCCTTTATTCTCACTAACGTGATCTACTTCATCTCTTGTGAGACTCAACAATAACTCACCATTTTGATACATTATTCTCATTTTGCTTCTCCCCAATTTTTTCCCAAGGCCACATCAACCTTAGAAGGAACACTCATTTCGATAGTGTTTTCCATTATTTCTACTATTTTATTTTGAACTTCTTTATCACCATTGAAACTAATGGCTAGTTCATCATGAATTTGAATCATAGGCGTTATCCCTTCCTTATATAAATCTACCATAGCTTTCTTTGTTTGATCTGCAGCAGAGCCTTGTATAAGTCTATTGAGAGCCTTATACGTCCCTGACCTTTTCAAAGGAGTATATTCACCATACTCCTCTTTAGCCCTATCCAAAGGATAAGCCCTGTAAGAACCAAATGCCTTAGGTTCCCACAACTCAAAACGACATCTTCTACCTAAGAAAGTTTTAACAGCCCCTTTTTTCTGAGCATGATTTGATACTGCATCAGCCAATTGTCTTACAAAAGGAACTCTCTCATTATATTGTTTAATTAAAGATTTACCCTCTTCAGGATCAATGCCTAACTGATCAGATAGTTTCCCTACACCCATGCCATAAAATAGTCCTAAATTTATCGTTTTAGCACTCTTACGAGGTATATTACCTATCTCAGCCATGATTGTATGAAAGTCTGTAGTCTTGTCTTCGTTGTAAGCTTTAACAATCTTTTCAGCTCCTTCTAGCTTAACAATGTTAGCATAATGACTAACGAGTCTTGGCTCTTGCTGTGAGTAGTCAAAAGAACCCCACTTCTCTCCTTCTTCAGGTAAAAATAAACCTCTAATTAAAGAACCTATTTTTATGTCAGACTCAGCATCATCTTTAGCAGGAATTTGTTGAAGGTTAGGGTTAGAATAGCTAAATCTCCCTGTCAAAGTACCACCGTTCTCTGTTCGTAGCTGATTAACATTAGCGTGTATTCTACCTTTATGCTGATATCTCTCTATCGTATGGAGGAACGTGGTCCGTGCTTTGTTGAAATTTCTAGCTTGAACAATTGCTTTTGGAACAGGATGAGGATGAAACTCTAGAAAGCTTTTTGTAAAAGAAGGATTACCTTTGTCTGTTTTAGGATAATCTATTTTACATTGATCAAATATAGTAGCAATAGAACGAGCCGCCCATATATCACACTTTAAATTAGTCTCATCAAAAACATATTTTAAAAGCTCATTTTCTTTTTTTACAAAAGTCTTTTCTGCTTTTTTTAATCTTTCTAAATCTATTCTCACTCCTTTTTTTCTCATCTTCATAAGAATAGGAATTAAGTCAGTTTCTAAATTAAATACAGTTTCTAAATCTTGTTGTGAAATCTCAGGTTTTAATCTATCCCATAGCTTTAAAGAAAGCACAGCGTCCTGTTCTGCATATTCTCCCACATACTGAGAAGGAATTTTAAACATCTCACTTTTAGGATTAACACCCCATTGTGCTGCAGTTTCATTTAATAAGAACTCGCTTTTACTTTCAGCTAGATACTCTTTAGACACTGCGTTAAGAGAATAACTAAATTTATTTTCATTAATAAGAGGAGCTACTATCATTGTATCAATGATACGCCCATTCCACTTAACTCCCTCAGCTTCTAACCAACCGAAATCATAAGTGGCATTATGAGCTATTTTTTCTCCTTCTCCTGAGAGCATTTCATTAAGCCAATCAAACACGACCCGTGGATCGTGATTAAATCCTGTCTCATGCCTGATAGGATAATAACCCTTCCAACCGTCTACAGCTATAGCAACACCAATAATCTCTCCGTCATTCGTGGCCCACCCTGGGCCTTTCTCCATAATGTTTGGGTCCTTAGTTTCTAAATCAATTGCAATTTTGTCAGCGTCTTTAATGTTAGGAAAATCCATAGGTGGAACCCATTCAGATTTTGGTTTAAACATTCCAATTTGTTTACTCATATTCTATAAGCCTCTCTTGATTGTGGTGTTATTATGTAAAGGTTTTCTTTAGCCCTTGAAAACGCCACATAGAAAAGTCTGTGTTCACTTATAGGGTTCGTCCTATATTCCTCATACGCCATTTTTCCTATGTCTAAAGACACGATAACATTGTCAGCCTCTCCACCTTTTTGTTGGTGTATGGTAGATAATGTGACTCGTGGCTCTAAAGCTAAATTTTCTCCCCTAGACTCTAAATTTTCTAAATAAGCAACTGTTTCTGTATTAATCGTTGTCATTACACTAGTCCAAGGAGTTCCGAACTCAGATTGTAATCCAAAATCATCTTTGAGTTCTGTAAAAGATAACTTCTTATCAGGAAAAGCTTTTCTTTGTTCAGATATTTTTTTCTTATTACCTCTTAAAACAAATTCTTTTCCAAGACACTTATATAAATTTTCTATTAGTTTAATAGGAACCTCATTCTTTTCATCTCTCATCAAATCTTTCCAAGTTAGTATAGCATTTCTTTCCTGAGTTTTAACTGAATATCTGTACTTACTATCTTTTAATTTGACTCTAAAAAAAATATTTTTCTTTCTCATGACTTCTTCTAGGTCATCACGAATAGTTCTTGTTCTACCCATAATAAGCCAAGTTCCGTCATCCATGTTTAAATGATAAATACCTCTAATAAATTCTACCGAACCGTCTCTATTTGCTGGTGACCATTTGATATCATCGTATCCAATAATCTGTTCTTCAACACGATTGACTATCTCCCATACTTTTCTTGGCACTCTTTTTGATTGATCCAAAACAATTAAATTTTCTGCTTCTTCTTTTATTTCTATGGCCTTTGCTACGTCAGCATCAGCCCAAGTATAGATAGCTTGATTAGGGTCCATAGCCAAATAAGACTCCTCAGAATTCTTCCAAATCTTTTCTGCCATTTTCCATTGTATCGTGGACATGTCCTGAGACTCGTCAAAGAAAACTACTTTAAAAGGTTTATAAAAGCTTCCCTCTACATAGTTTTTTATAAGGTCTGTAAAGTCTATTTTAGGCCCTTGATCTTTTACGAGATATCCATTTGTACCGTCTGTAAAGCTCTTATATCCGAAATTTTTATAGTCTTTTAGGCCCTTATCTATGTATTCTAGTTTATGCCAAATTATATCCTTAGCAAACATAGCCCAACAATCTCTTAAAGAGATGTCTCTTCTTTTTGATTTTTCTATTAAATCAACATACTTGTCGTCATAGTTGTTGAAAAATATGTCATCATCATTATTAACGTTAATATTAATCCTAAGTTCATTTGATATGTTCCTCCAATCATTATTACTCATTATATGTTCTCGTGTTAAAGCCATTTGTCTTAAAGCAAAAGAGTGCATCGTGCTGAAGTGCTCCAAATGACTCATGGGAACCTTGAACTTTTGAGAGGCTCTTTGTTTGGCCTCATCAACTGCTTTGTTAGAAAAAGAAAAGAAAGCTATCTCATCTATAGAAACTTCTTTAGCGAGATACTCTTCTATTTTATCAAGAATAAATGTTGTCTTTCCTGTCCCAGGGGGACCGATGATAACTGTAGGAGTTTTCTTAACCAATAAACTCATGTGCGTAGCATACCCTCTCTTTGTGTCTTTCTCTTAGTTCTTGAGAATAACCACCAAAAGTTCTAATTTTTGTTTTACCGTCTTCTAACCTTTTTAATTCTTTCTCGTAATCATCTTTTCTATTTTGTTTGTTATGTGTTGTTGGTCTCCATTTTTCAGGATGTGCTTCTCTATATTCACCAAAACGAGGATGTGCTGTTTTAGAAAAGAAACGATGACCGATCTTCGTGAATTGTTGTGCTACTGCTTCCGATAAACGAACTCCTAATCCCAATCCTTGAAAGTCAGGTAATATCACTGTCCTGTGTTCTCTCCATGCTTTTTCTTTGATTGTTCCTGAGGGGAAGAAGATGACTGAAGCAAATCCAACTGGAACTCCTTGCCATGTTCCAAGCCAACATCGTGATGCATTACTGATGTGTCCTGTGAGATAGTGATGGTCAGCGAAGTATGGCCAAATTTTGGGTGAACAAGGAACGACTTCCAAAACGACCTTGGGTCGCCTAAGTAACCCCCTTGTCACAACTTTGCTTGAGTTCGTATCGAAAACCCAATCAGGTTGCAACCAATCAATGATGTCATAATGACAAGAAGCAAAGACAACATTTTTAATATTTTTATTTCTTATAAATTTTTGCAAGGCATTAGAACAAGACTTAGCTACATTACGATCTACCACACTTGTAAACTCATCAATGATTGCATTTTCTTTTATGCGTCTTGATAAGTCTGCTCTAAACTTTTCTCCTGTGCTTAAAACGTGATAAGGTTTCATCCAAGAGGGAATAGTATTAAACCCCACTGATGATAATCTTTCTTGAGCCTCTTCTGATGTTTCAAAGTGAGAGCAAACAGCCTTGTTTTGGTCCCACTCTATATTCTCTTCCTCTCCAAAATCTTTTAATAGACTTGATTTTCCTGTGCCTGATGCACCGACTATAAGACCTATATTAAAATCCTTATTTATATTTCTAAAATTAGGAACTGTAAATTCTGTTTGACCGTCAAAATTATAATCAAACATTTTACTAATTTCGTCAGTGATATTGTCGACTTGTACTTGGGACGTTAATTTTTTCAAAACGGTATATCCTCCTCTATATCTTTTTGTTTTTTCATTTCAGGAACTTCTAATTCAACTTCTTCGATTGTAAGTTGTTTTATTTTCCATAGTCTCACTCTTGTATTCTTAATAGTTTTAATCAAATCTTCAGCAGTATATTCTTCTTTCAATCTCATTGTCACCCAAGGTCTAGCCTCCTTAAAATCGTTTCTTTTTAAATGGTCCATTAAATCCTTCAAAGCAAAATAAGTAAAACCGTCTTCGGTGTAAGATTTTCCTAGAAATATATCAGCTATAGTTAGAGCCTCTCCTTGGTGTAAACAAAACTCTTCTAACAGTTCTTTAAACTCACCTTTCTTTGTGACTTCCTCAGGAGGATAGTCTATTGATATAGACTCGAATAAATCACTGTATGTTTGATTCCACTCAGCAGAACTCATATTCATAATCCCTGAATTAAGCTGTTCTAAACATGCTTGAATAATTTTTTTATGTGTCATCAAATCTTCAGTATTAGATATTTCAATTCTTCTATCATCAACGTTAAGGAAATATCTTGGAGGATCAGATTTATAAACTTTCAAATCAGAATAGACAGGGTGATCTCTATCGCCTTCACTACCAATGCCAAACTTTCTTTTCTTACAAAGTCTTTTATTACATAAAGACTCAATAGGGGGCTGAGAACATCGATACATATACTTAGGAGCACCGTTATTATCACTTTGACTAACTTGTTTTATAACTATCAATACTTCGTCTGATTTTAAAGGTGGTGTTATATAGCTTCTATTATACTCTTCTATTAACTCTTTATAGCTATCAGGATCTGCTTTACGGTAATATACGCCTACATTGAACAGAGCGTTGTTGCGAGAGCCATCGGCAACACCCTGTTCAGTAAGTATTTGTAGGCATGGAGGTCCGTCTTTAATAACCTCGTTCTTGAAATCGGTTTTAATCGACTTGAGAGCACCAACAACAAGGTTATCGTAGTAAGAAAGAAACTCTTCTAAACTGAGGGCACTACCAACACTGTTAAGTCCATAACGACTTCTTCCGTGATAAGGTAGATTAATCCAACTTCCTGTATCTCTTTTTTCTTCCCCTTCTCTTTGATATAACTCAATTTGTTTAGGGAATACTTCAGCTTTAGGATAGCCAATAGCAGTTGCCATTTCGCTAAGTTTAGTTTGCATGTCTTTTGCTGAGACATAATCTTTTGTAAATAAATATAAATGTGCACCACCACTTTTTGATAGACACATAATTAATGGAAACTTTTTTTGTTTTATTTTTTTAAGTAATTCTTTGTGGTCAAGAGGGTAGATATCAATATCTATTGCACCAAACTTACATTTATCCTCATCGTTTATAGGTACGATACCCATAGCAGGATATTCACCTTTTAAATGTCTTTCAA